TAATGGTTGGTATTCGCGTTGTCATGGCACCGAAGCAGAAGATAAGAAGTTTCGTACCAAGGACACTCTAACCGAAGAATTCTGGGAACCTATCTTTTCTGAAAGTGATTTCAAAGAATTCCTCGCCAAGACCTATAAAATAGGGTATAATAGTCCGATCAACTTAGATGATGTATTAGCGGAGGCAGTTTGATGAAAGAGCTTGATTTAGATAAACCATGTGAACACATCGACTATACAATGGTTCCGTCGTTTGGTGATGATGGTACCCAATTATGGAAAGTGCAATTATTACGCGCACCTTTTCATGAAACGGTAATCCGTTACGGTAATGTACAGATTGATGGCGGTATTAGTGAAATCCGCTTTAACTTCGAAGTTTTAGAAACGAATGATGCATTGACTTTTAATACTGATAATGAAGAGTTACAAATATTTGCGTCAGAAGTATTAGAAGATATTATTGCGATTGCAGTTAAAGATGGCTGGTTGGGAGCGAAAGACGTACATGATGGAAATAAACCTACAACAAACGATTCTTCGGAATCTGTTGACTAATGATTCTTACACTCGTAAGGTCGCTGCATTTGTAACACCTGAATACTTTGAGGGCGTCTATCGGGCGCTCTTCAAAGAGTTCACTCAATTTATTGCCAAGTTCAATCGTCTTCCGTCCAAGGAAGCTTTCAAGATTGAAATTGATAGTAATGATCGTCTTACTGATGAACAGTATAGACATGCAATGGACATCTTGCCCGATATCTTCACTTACTCTGAAGAGAATTTGGAATGGTTGGTAGAACGTACCGAAAAGTGGTGTCAAGATAGGGCCGTCTTTAATGCGGTCATGGAGTCGATATCTATTATCGATGGCAAACATAAAGAGTTAAGTAAAAACGCTATTCCTGACGTATTGTCGAAGGCATTATCAGTATCATTCGATACTAATATTGGTCACGACTATATTGACAATGCTGATGCGCGTTTCGATTTCTATCACTTAGCTGAAGAACGTTTGCAATTTGACTTAGACTATTTCAATAAGATTACCAAAGGTGGTCTGCCCCGAAAAACACTTAACATCGCTCTTGCGGGTACGGGCGTGGGTAAGTCTCTCTTTATGTGTCATGCTGCAGCGGCCGCTCTTACTCAAGGTAAGAATGTGTTGTACATTACTATGGAAATGTCGGAAGAACGAATTGCTGAACGTATCGATGCTAACTTGTTGAACGTTCCTATCGATCAACTAGAACATCTCAATAAGGAATCTTTTACTAAAAAGGTTAATGCGGTCGGTAGTAAGACCAATGGTAAGTTGATTATTAAAGAGTACCCTACTGGTTCTGCTCACGCGAATCACTTCCGTGCTCTACTGAATGAACTTAAACTGAAGAAGAACTTCAGACCGGATATGATTTATATCGACTATCTCAACATTTGCGCTAGTGCGCGTATGAAGGGTATGGGCGGCGCAATCAACTCGTACAGTTACATTAAGTCTATTGCTGAAGAGTTACGCGGTCTTGCTGTGGAGTTCGATGTACCGGTTATGTCTGCGACCCAAACTACACGAAGTGGTTTTAGCAATGATGATGTTGGGTTGGAGGATACTTCAGAGTCTTTTGGATTGCCTGCAACAGCTGACTTCATGTTTGCACTTATCACTAATGATGAATTGAAAGCGAATAACCAGATACTTGTGAAACAATTGAAGAATCGATATAATGACCTTGGACTCCATCAAAGGTTTGTCATTGGAGTGGACAGATCGAAGATGCGATTGTACGATGTTGACCAAAATGATTCCCCACTAAATAAAGAAGTGGATCATGGGCCGGCATTTGATAACTCTGCGGCCGGAAAACGAATCTCACAAGAGAAGTTCACTGGTTTCAAACTTTAAGGAAATCCATAATGGATCCATTTTTGCACACGTTCATTGCCGTAGGATCAATTTGTATCGCGTATTACCTAGGGTCTTATCTCGGAGTGAGACGTGGAGTAGAAATCGGCATAATGAGTTCTATAGATCATTTGATGCGTTATGATGTTTTGACTGAAGAGGATTTAAAAACAGCTAATGATAGATTCGAAAGTACCTTTGAAAAAGATGATGATGAATACTAATAACTGGACTGTTCCGGTAATAGAAGTAGACGATGGTGAACTTGCACTAGAGTTTTCTGATGAACTTATGGATGCGATGTCTCTGAGTATAGGAGACACTATCGTTTATAGGAAACTTGGAAAGGATCGCTGGGCACTTATTATCGAGAGACAGAACGATGAGTGAGGTTACGATTCGAAACAAAGCACTGTTGAAAATACTTGATAGTTTCTCGGATGAGATGTTATCAAAACCTTCTTACGATGATGAGAAGTATTGGACTTATCATGAAAGGGAAGATATCTATAAAGGCGATCACTATACTTCGCGAGAATACCTCGACGAATGTCTTTCTAGATTCCCTGAGTTAGTAGGGCCGCCTGACCGTTACTTCGCTCAACCTATCTCTAAGATGGTTCGTGAAGATAAGGAAATGTGGGGAGACTTTATGCAGAAGGTCAAGTACGACTTTGCATCCGAACTTGGCGCACACACTTCCGCATTACTCTCCTATTACCCGCCAGGCGGTTTTGTCGGATGGCATACTAACTATGATGCGAACGCTTATCAAGTCTTATTCACGTGGTCAGAGACCGGAGACGGATACTTTGAGTACTATGATAAGAAGACTGACGAAATAGTTCGTATCCAAGATGTGCCTGGCTGGCAATGCAGACACTATTACTTTGGTGCCGAACAAGAAGTAGATTTACACTGTTGGCACGCTGCCTATGCGGGATGTCAACGTATTACACTTGCATATAAGTTTGTCAATAATGGCAGTGTAAATAACCCTGAAGACGCGCAAGCAAGATTAATGCGCGATATGTTAATTGATGAAATAGAGAGTGAAGAATGAGAAAGAATGATGTGGTAACAGTTGTCACAGTAAGTGGCGAGTACATTGGCAAGTTTGAATCGTTGGATGCTGGCGTGGTTACTTTGAAAGACCCGCGTATGTTGATTCACGGTGAACAGGGAGTTGGTTTTGCGCGTGGTATTTGTATGACTAGTGATGAGAACACTCGATCTGTCGTATTCCAACAATACGTGTTTATTACTGCGACGAATGATGACTTCGCAAAAGCATATATACAATCAACCAGCGGGATTATACTATAATGATTTTAGCAGATAAAGATAAAGTCGCCGCGGCGGTAAGAGAAATGTCCGATAGTATGTTGCGAATTGATGCAGAACGTGAGTTGATGAAAGATATCGTCGACGTTACTGCTGAAAAGTACGAGATTGATAAGAAACACTTTCGTAAGATTGCCAACATCTATCATAAACGAAATTTAGAAGAAGCTCGTTCAGAGAGTAACGAAGTCTTCGATCTCTATGAGGAATTATTCATCTAATGTTGGTAACAGCCGGATGCAGTTTTGTTTGGGGGGATGAACTTGACGGATTTGATACTAATCCTCCGTCCCATTGGGAACTCACATGGACTCACCTTTTATCACAAGCTCTAGGTACAGAATATGTTAACCTAGGGTCTTGTGGTGCTTCTAACGATAAGATTTTTCGTGAAGTTGTGAGTTATTTACATAATCCGGCTAATGAGAGGCCCACACACATGGTCGTGTTATGGTCAGCTTGGCAACGTCATGAGATTGTGGAATATATGCGTCCCAATCGAATCGCAAGATTGAATCTCATGAGAACTAATGACGTGACTCAGTTCTCTCCAATGAGGACTGAAGTTATCGGAAACAAACTTGCGAGAAAGGCATACGCCAACTTGTTTTTGGATGCATACGACTCTAGGACTGATATTATGCATGGTCTTACTCGAATGCAGTCTATGGAACTTATATGCGAGTCTATGGGCATTCATTTAATACAAGGAGTATTCCACCACAATGCTTGGGGCAATATTCTCTCTACACTAAAGGATCAAGGCGCAGCTCATGACGCTACAGTGTATGCTTTAAAAGAGATTGACGCAGCACCAGCATATAAACAATGGTTGACTGACGCTGTGGGGTCTCTGAAACAGACCAGTCGTTTCGGTCTTGGACGTGCTCCGACATTATCTAATATCATGCATGAGATCGGTGATGTTAAACCGTTCGGACATCCTGGCGAACGTAGTCAAGAGATTTGGGCAGAAATATTATATGAAACCTTTAAGACTTTTGGGACTGATGAACCCTTGCCTAAAGTTAAACAATTTAGTTTGTATAAATAGTATATAACTGTATAGTTAAGGAGATAACAATGAATAACATGGTACCTGTAATATTTCTTTTTATTGGCGTGGTCGTACTGGTCGGCATATGGTTCAGTAAGAGAGGAAAAAACACTCGCACGGTATTGACTGGCCCAACTGCGGATCAAATTGCAGAACAACGTCTTAAATTCCAGTCTATGAATGTTGCGCAACTCAAAGAATATATCCAACAAAAACGTATGGATATGGGATACGCCGCGACCAGAACTCCGACTATTAAATCTGATCTAGTAGAAGAAGCTCTCGGACTATGGACGGCACGACCGTGGTAAAATCTTTTCACGCCTTTTTAAATGAAGGTATCAATGATCCTGCAATCTTCAAGGCAATCTTTCTTGCGGGCGGGCCGGGATCTGGTAAGTCATTCATTGTTGGTAAGACAGGTCTGACTTCTATGGGTTACAAAGTTGTCAACTCTGATGACGCATTCGAAGCAGCCATGAAGAAAGCGTCGATGGAAATGAACCCCGAAAACATCTTCTCTGTGAAAGGACAAGAACTTCGTGGTAAGGCAAAGAACCTGACTGACATTAAACAGACGATGTATCTAAAGGGTCGTCTGGGTCTTGTCATCGATGGTACGGGCAAAGATCCTGTTAAGGTTGCAGACCAAGCAAAAATACTTCAGAAACTAGGTTACGATGTCGCAATGATTTTCGTGAACACCGACCTAGAGACCGCAATCTCTCGTGATGCACAACGTGCGCGTACAATCGGTGCCAAAGGCGTTACCGAATACTGGAAAGCTGTACAGAAGAACATCGGTAAGTTTCAACAGATGTTCGGTAAGAAGAACTTCCTAGTCGTGGATAACTCTGAAGGTAAAGACTTTAAGTCGGAAACCTTACGCGCATACCGCGATGCCACTAAGTTTACTAAATCTCCTGTAGAGAACAGTAAAGCTAAATCTTGGATAAAGACGCAACAGAGAAACCGATAAAGACTCCTCGTGATAGTTCGTAATGTTTTTGTTAATTAGTGCCGCGAAGTACATCATGTCATTCTAAAACCTCCCATCTGGGGGGTTTTTTTTTATTAAAGGGCTTGCCTATTGTTTTAATAACGTGTATAATGCACGTATAAACCAAATCGAGAGAGAATATATTATGTTGAAATTTGAGAATATTGCGCAAGTCGGTGACATTATCAAAGCGTTTGACTTCAAACCCATGTCGGATAGACCAGACCACTACATTGCCGGTTGCGTAGTCGAGAAGGGTTCTGTATTTCACCCTGAGATGAATGTGGTGATGTTTAAGGGGTACCATATAGAAGTTACCCACTCCTCTAGAGAAGGCGATGAACGCGTTGGCACGATATGTTACGTTCCCTTCCAGCTGGGATTCATGGAATATGACGAAAGGGTGTCAGTATTATGATGCGAAAAATTGTCTTGACAGTCTTATCATTCTGTGTTATAATCTTAGCTGTTCGCCAGAGGATGATATACCCTGCAGCTGACCCTGTGTTGGTGTTCCTTGTCATACCGTCGATGTTCTATATCTTATTCGCGTTGTTTCATGTAACATCCGAAAAATATAAGTACACTAGAAGACGTAAATTAATGCGTAAATTTCTAGCTAAGGATCAATAACAAAATGTTTAATATAGGCGATATGGTGGTGCTACTCGATGAGTACTCTTATGTGGTCGATTATGGCGAGATCGTAGATTTAGATTCTGATTATGTGACGATACATTCGGATGATAACGGTCAATTAGTAGAGTATTCTAGGGATATGTGTGATATCTACGACTATGAAGATTATTGCGATCAAGATCAAGACGGTGAAGAGGAAGTCGTAGAACTGACAGGGATACTGTCGCGACTCGATATCTATACACGGTTTCTTAGGAGAGGTAGGTTCGCATGAGACTTCGATTTCATAGTTCGAATGTGCATCATATATCGCGACAAAAGACCGAATATGTAGAAGGTTATGAAAATCGTATGTCCGGCACCCTTATTGATGGGGAGTTATTGTTTTCAGGAATCAACTCACATGGTGATTATGCATTCATGAAGGGGCGTGTCAAACATTTTGGTAGAATTTTTATAATGTGGGGTAAAGCATACGGATATAAAGAGTATCCAGCAGGAAGAACCGCGTTTGGGATTGCATGGTTAGGTAAGAAGAAGATATACCTTGTAGCTCCAAATTCATTTAGAGAGATATTAAAAGTGTCGGTCGAATATGAGGTGTTATAATGCAAGTACGAACAAGTATGTCGTTAGTCTTAGTTATATTGTTTTCCATGATACGTACTGTATCAGCAGAATCAGATGACAGTATCTATTGTTTGGCAATGAATATCTACCATGAGGCTCGTTCCGAGAGTCTTGCTGGTCAGTATGCAGTCGCAGATGTAGTGTTAAATCGAGTGGAGTCTAACCGGTATCCAGACACTATCTGTGAAGTGGTCAAACAGTCTAAGTTATCTGAATGGTGGTTAGAAAATCATAATAAAGAAGTGCCGGTACGTAACAAATGTCAATTCTCTTGGTATTGTGATGGTAGATCCGATGAACCGACTGAAATTGATGCTTGGCACCGCGCACAAAACGTTGCTATATCAATCATCTACGGAAAGGTATTTCGAGGTCTAACCGAAGATGCTACGCACTACCACACAAATTACGTAAATCCCAAGTGGAACAGAAACATGTTCTTGGTCGGCCGTATAGGTGATCACATCTTCTATGTAGAACGATCTTGAACGCCCTATTATACGACGAAGAGTCGGCGATAGGAAAGGCATATATACTACACGATCCGGCCGGTGGTATGATGTCAGTGTATGGAAATGCTGAGTCGGCGGTAGACCGTGCAGTATATGAGTTATGCAAGGAACATGACGGCCATGATGTAGAAATTGATGTCTACGACTATGTAATCTATGTGACGACTAACGAAGCGGAGATTACTATATTGATAGAAGATATAAGAAACTAATTACTGTCCCGTTCGTCTAGAGGCCTAGGACACCGCCCTTTCACGGCGGTAACAGGGGTTCGACTCCCCTACGGGATGCCAAACATTTATAATGAGGAAATGAAATGCCAACTAAGTACAAAGACGATGTCGTCCACCACAATCGCACTACCGGTAAATTTACTACCGAGAGATTCTTCGTGAAGAGTTTATCAACTCCCGCTCTTATCGAAGAGTACACTAAGTGTAGAACTCCAAAGATCAAAAATAAGTTCCGTAATGAACTCGCGAAGCGTGGGGTATCTGTTGCTGAACTAGACGCTGCGTAATTAAAGCTTGACATGAGGTGTCGGGTGGTATATAATGGCACCTCAATACGAAATGCGGGTGTGGTGGAATGGTAGACACGCTAGATTTAGGTTCTAGTGTCGCAAGACGTGGAGGTTCAAGTCCTCTCACCCGTACCAATATATTATAATGATGAGTGAATTTATATGACTGATGTTATTACTAGAGTTGACAGACCGTTAGACTGGTATGTTAAGTGGGCAGCAACCGCGTTTGTGTTAGCGTCCGTTATGTTTAGACTTGCGGGCCCTGAGTTCCGATTATACGATCTTGCGATCGGTGTTGTTGGTACTCTATTGTGGTTATGGGTGTCGGTAATCTGGTCAGACCGTTCACTTATTATATTGAATGCTGTTATGGTTGTAATGTTGGGTTCAGCCCTTTTGAGAGAAATAGTATGACAAATACCAAGATGATATATGCGCACACTGGTTACAACGATAAAGAATCCATTGGATATGACGACCTAGTCGCCAGTCTTTCTGCCCAGAAGAAAATTGAACAGGATCACGACTACCCTGAAATCGGTGGAAAGGTAACGTCTTATTCTACGCAATATAAGTTTCGCGAAGATGTGTTACTCGATGAGTTGCGATCTTACATCGATAAAACTTACAGCCAACATTATGCTGGTGGTAAGATTCAGGCGACCGAGGACATTATTGACGATGGCCATGGAACAGGGTTCTGTATCGGTAATGCAAAGAAGTATTTAAAACGTTATGGTAAAAAAGGTGAAACTCCTGAAGAGTGGCGTAAGGACATCATTAAAGTGTTACACTACGCATTGATTCAATTATATATCCATGACTTGGAACACAATCAGTGAGATGCCAGTTAATTCCGAAGTAGCTCAGCGGTAGAGCAGTTGACTGTTAATCAATTGGTCGCTGGTTCGATCCCAGCCTTCGGAGCCATTTTTATATATGAAAGAGTACAGTATGA